AACTTTATCAAACAAAGTGGACTGATTGATAAAATAGAAATTTCTATAAAAGCATGAATACCATATTCAAACCAGACCCGTTAACGAGAGTAAACGATAAACTTTTATTAAAAAATGGAAACACTATGCCATTAACAGATAGTGTTAAATCTCCGCTTATACCCGGAGGTCCTAATGATTCATCTAATCGGTTTCAATCTGATTTTTTTCAATTCTTTGGCTTGGATATTGTTACAGAAACATTGTTCAACCACCCATATCCATATATTACCGAAAAAACGATGCGTCCTATAACTAGCAAACGACCGTTTATTGTACTAGGCGGCGCAGGGATTTTGACGCTGTTGCAACGAAAAGGATTTAAAACTTTCAATAGCATAATAGATGAAAGTTATGATGCGATATCAGATTATTCTGACAGATTTGATGCTGTTTGTGACAGTATAAACAAATTTGTTAGTCAACCTATCGAAAAAATCAAACAAGATGTAGAATCAGTAATAGATATTTTGGAACACAACTTTCGCCATTATTTAATACTCGAAGATCTTGAACTTTCACAGTTAAAACTGTAAAATATATCAATGTTTAAAATAAAAACACTGTCTGTTAAAAACTTTATGAGTGTGGGCAATGCCACACAGGGTATCGACTTTGACCGTCAAGATTTGACCTTGGTCTTAGGGGAAAACTTAGATTTAGGCGGTGACGATAGTGGCGCACGTAATGGTACAGGTAAGACTACTATCATCAATGCACTAAGTTATGCACTGTTTGGACAGGCACTGACTAACATCAAAAAAGATAATTTGATCAATAAGACTAATGGCAAGGCCATGTTGATCACAATTGACTTTGACTGTGAAGGACAGAGTTATAGAATTGAGCGCGGACGCAAACCCAACGTGCTTAAGTTCTATGTAAATGACCAAGAGCAGGAAAGCAGAGACGATAACAGTCAAGGCGATAGTCGAGAAACTCAACAGGAAATTGAACGCTTGCTCAACATGAGTCATGACATGTTTAAACACGTCGTGGCCTTAAACACTTATACAGAGCCTTTCCTCAGTATGCGGGCCAATGACCAACGTGCAATCATTGAGCAGCTTCTGGGTATTACAATGTTGAGTGAAAAAGCTGAAGCACTAAAAGAGCTAAACCGCGCTACTAAAGATGCGATTCAGCAGGAAGAAGCCAGAATTAAAGCAGTTTCAGATGCCAACGAGCGTATCAACAATCAAATCGAAAGTCTGGAACGTAGACAAACTCTGTGGCAAAAGAAAAAAGACAGTGAAGTTAGTGCTCTACAAAGTGCCTACGATGAACTGGCCAAACTAGATATCGAAGCAGAACTCGAAGCACACAAACTGTTAGCAGACTACGATAGAAAAAAGTCGCAGTTGGATGAATGTACAAAATGGATTGCCAGTATCGAACGTGACAACGACAAACAGCAAAAACTTATCAGCAAACTTGAAAAAGAAATTGCTCTACTGGAAGATCATAAGTGCCATGCTTGTGGGCAGGACATACATGACACCAAGCAAGAAGAAATACTTAAAAGCAAGCAAGAACAAAAACAAGAAGCCGCACTACAGTTGCTTACGAACGACACACAATGGCAGGAACACACAAAAACTGTCGTAGACATCGGCGAGTTAGGCAATCGTCCAGAGACATTTTATTCCGCAGAAGCAGATGCGTTTGAACACAGAAGCAGTATGGCGAGTGTGCTTACACAATTAACTGCTAAACAACAAGAACCAGATCCCTACAGCGAGCAGATTCAAGAAATGAAAGAAACTGCTGTTGAGGAAATTACCTATGACACTATCAACGAATTGACTAGAGTTAAGGAACATCAAGAGTTTTTGCTTAAACTGTTGACCAACAAAGATTCTTTTATCCGTAAAAAGATCATTGACCAAAATCTCAGTTACTTAAATGGTAGACTGGCACAGTATTTGGATCGTATTGGCTTGCCTCATCAAGTCAAGTTCTTAAACGACTTAACTGTAAGTATCGAAGAACTGGGACGTGAACTGGACTTTGATAACTTGAGTAGAGGAGAACGCAATCGTTTGATTCTCAGTTTAAGTTGGAGTTTCCGTGACGTATGGGAAAGTCTATATCAGCCTATCAACTTGTTGTTTATTGACGAATTGGTAGATTCGGGTATGGATGCTTCGGGTGTGGAAAACAGTTTGGCTATACTTAAGAAAATGAGTCGCGAAAGCAACAAGAGTATTTGGTTAGTGAGCCACAAAGATGAACTAGCAGGGCGTGTAAATAATATCCTCACTGTTGTAAAAGAAAACGGATTTACCAGTTACACTACAGATGTCGAAGTTGTATAATCACTATCCTGTACGAGTTTTACATTTAGAAAGCACTGATGTATGCCAAGCCAGTTGCCCATTGTGTGAGCGCGAAACTAATAGCAATTTCGACAAAAATACACAAAATCATCTTACTGTAGAACAATTACAATCCTGTGTATCGGATGATTTAATCGCCAAATTAGATAAAATGTTTATCTGTGGAAATCTAGGGGATCCGGCGGCAGGCAAACATACTTTGGCACTTTTTAGTTATTTTAGACACGTTAATCCCGAAATAACATTAGGTATGAACACCAATGGTGCTATACAAAATACTGCATGGTGGACCGTTTTAGGTAAGTTGTTTAATAAACAACAGGATTACGTTGTCTTTAGTATAGATGGACTTGAGGATACAAATCACATTTACAGACAGGGTGTTAATTGGCAAAAACTTATGGAAAATGCCAAAGCATACATTAAAACTGGTGCTAGAGCACATTGGGATATGTTAGTGTATGAACACAACGAACATCAAGTTGATGAGTGTGAAAGTCTTGCCAAAAAAATGGGGTTTACATGGTTTAGAGCAAAAGTAAGCAAGAGATCCAGTACAGTAGATTGGCTTCGACATCCTAAAAATTGGCAAAAACCAAAAATAAAACAGGGTTCAATCGAGTGCATTGCAGAACAAGAAAAAAGCATTTATGTAAACAGTCAAGGGCAAGTATACCCTTGCTGCTGGTTGGGATCTACCGATGCATATTATAAGACTTTTCCAGAGATAAAAACCAATTGGAATACTGATAACTGTAATCCGATCTGCAAAAAGACCTGCAGTAGTAAATCCAATCAAACTAATTTTAGTAATCAGTGGCAAAGAAACACTCAATTACAATGAATAATCAGAACTTATAACTTATAAACTATCATGGCATAATTAAAGATACACATGGACTTAGAACAAATCCCCGATGACTTGGCTGTATGAAGGTAAAGATATTGACCAATTACCCGATGACTGTGCTGGATTTGTATATCTAATTACAAACTGTGTATCAGGGCGCAAATACATAGGCAAAAAATTAGCAAAATTTAAAAAAACTTCAGTAAGAACTGTAAAATATAAAAATGGTAACAAACGCAAAAAGAAGATTCGATCACAAGTCGACTCTGATTGGCGCGAATATTATGGCTCTAATTTGGAACTAATCGAAGACGTAAAAACACTGGGTGTTGAAAATTTTACAAGGGAAATACTATACCTTTGTAAGAGTAAGGCAGAATGCAGTTACGTTGAAGCAAGAGAACAATTTTCAAGGCGTGTATTAGAATCCGAAGAATATTATAACGGACATATACAAGTCCGTGTCCATGGCTCCCACATCTTAAACAAAATCAGTAACGGCTAGCACAGGCTAAAATCGTGTGCGTTGGACCTGACTCTATGGAGGACAGGGATGCAAGACTCTGCGCTGAACAGAGCACTCAACTACTATCCTTAACAGGACGAAGATCGCAAACTGCCGCGGTTTAGTTGTTTGAACAGGTTTCTAAGGCAAAAAAGACGCTGCCGCGGGGCAGCACGTTTATACAGAATGTTAGCGTATTCAGTATAAACCGCCGTTGTAACGAAGACGGGATGAGTAGGTACCGGACAACCGCCTACGTAATGTTACATTAATGTCGCATTAAACTGCTTAATGCTACATAAATCATACATTATAGTCCTAACGCTAATGACTGTGCTACTCGGATGATGCACTCGCTTTGCCCTGTCTGGGCAAAGTGTGACTGATTTATCTGGATGATACTAACTATCGCTTCGCTCTTAGAATAAAAAAAATATCACTGAGTGAAACGACAGTGATAGATGTGCGTAGCACATCTTAAAAGAATGGCATTCCTGAATCTTTAGTTATTTCAATATGTTCATCAATCAGTTCGGAAATCATGACTCTATCGTTGTAGCCTAATTCATAGAGTTCGTCCAATGATATACCACCTCGCATATGCCAGGCCATTTGAAGAATTGATTTTTTTAAGGCTTTTGACTGCTTTTCGTAACTTTGTATGAGTTCGACGATTTCTTCGTTATTTGCCAGTAAAAGCCTTATCCGAAAAAATTTGCTAGTTCGAACACCAAAGGAGTTTCGTATTCTTTTGTGCAGTCTGCATTTTCGCAGGTCAGTTTAATGTGTCTTAGTTGATTGATTTCTGCAAACTCATCCAAATGTTGTTTCACTGTGTTCCAAGTTTCTTTTTCACAGTTTTGAAAAAACTCATTGATAAAAGTTCTATCTGTCACCGTATCGCCATCCC